CGAAAAGTCATTGACTTCCATCGGTCAACAAGATCCTGTATCTGAACTCAACTCACAGTTGTGGAACTCAGGTCGTGATGAAGACAAGGAAACAGCACGTCAGCGTAAGCGTCGTCTACACCACGTCTCCAACATTCTTGTTGTCTCTGATTCTGCTAATCCTGAAAATGAAGGTAAGGTATTCCTTTATGAATACGGCAAAAAGATCATGGATAAGATCATGGATGTAATGCAGCCTCAGTTTGCTGACGAAACTCCAGTCAATCCATTTGACTTTTGGGGTGGTGCAAACTTCAAGCTTAAGATTCGTCAAGTTGAAGGCTATCGTAACTACGATAAGTCTGAATTTGATTCAGCTACTGAACTATTTGGTGGCGATGAAGCACAGCTTGAAGAAGTATACAATAAGCTTTATAAGCTAAGTGAATTCACTGATGCTGAAAGCTATAAAGAATATAGTGAATTGAAAAAGAAACTATATGAAGTAATTGGTGAAGCAGATGTGGCAAACACATTTACAACTGCTCAAAACATTGAGCTTAACACCACAAAAGAACCGGTGACGTCCAATTCGGTTGAGTCTTCAATGGACGAGGTATGCCCGACAGCCTCAAGCGGAAGTGATGCAAGTGTAACATCTGATGATTCAGAAGATACGCTAAGTTACTTTGCTAAGTTAGCGCAGTCTTAATAGTAGGGTTGAGCCAAGTCCTAACGCTTCAGAGGAGTGGTCTTTATGGCCACTCCTTTTTTAGCTAAACGCAGGTGATACTGTGCCGGCACCATCATCAGCGATGTTTGTTTCGTTTAGAGTGGTTTGATTTACATTCGTCGACGATATTGACGAATTATCATAATAGTTATTAATAATTGTAGGTGCGGCCTGTGCTGCAGCAGATTGAGCAGCTGCATTATCTATAGTTCCCATTTGAATACTTAAGCCTGTGAGTTTTTCCAGTTTAGACATGTCAAGATTATCTAATCCGTCTTCGATCTCTTCAAAATAATTCTTGGCTGCGTCTGCAGCCAATTCCAATTCATCTCTCATTGCTGATCTAGAACCGCGGAAGCCAAAGCCGAAAATGCGAGCTTGGGCAATCCTACCAAGCGCGCCGCTGATGTCATTGGCAACATCTACGAGATCATCCAGTAATCCCTCCTTAAGAGCTGCCAATGTCGTCTGCAAAGTATCAGGTAACTTTTCTAATGGCCTTAAGCCTCTTTCTAAATCTGGCCCAAGACCGGCAATTATTTTCAATTTATCAATTGGACTTTCAGCACCAAATAGTTTAGCAAATCCATCTCCAATTGATCCTAGTATTGAACCAACTGAACCTCCAGCACCAAATGCTGCAAGGGCACCGCCAACTGCTAAAATACCTTTTGCTGTAGCTTGTAACGCCTCACCATCTAATTTTGCGATTTCTTTTACTTCATTCGCGATAGTTTGAATAAGACCACCAATTGCTTTAGCACCTCGTTCAAAGGCAGTAGTTAATGTATCAACTGTACCTGCTATAAATCCTTCAACTATTTCAGCCATAGAACCAAAGTTCTCGACTAAACCATCAATAAAGGCGTTAACGATAGGTTGAAATTGTCTAAGTGCTGGCATTACGTGTTCGTTTATCGCAGCCGCAAACATTTCAAAAGCTTTAGCGGCGGGCAACATAGCAAGAGCCAATACCGCAATCGCGGCCGCACCAATCAATATCGCAGGAGAAGCTAAGCTTAAAGCTGCAGCTGCAATAGTTAAACCTGCCAATACTGTTAATCCTACTGCTACTGCAGACCACGTAACTTCACCAAATTCTTGAAATGCAATGGCCGCTGGAATTAAGGCTACACCTATTGCTGCGATTGCGAGCGCACCTTTTATTATTTTACCAAAGTTCTTGCCGAGGTATTTAAATCCTCCTCCTATACCTTTAAGTAGACCACCTATTCCTTCACCTAAGCCTCTACCCATTTTACCAAGCACGCCTAACTTGCCGCTCGCCTTTATATCAGGTCCACCGCCACCGCCGCCACCGCCGCTTTCAAGAGCATTAGCGATACGTACTAATAGTTTACGCGATTCTTTTTTCTCTTCTATATCAGCTAAGCTATTACCATCGTCTGTTTCAGGTAAAGATACTACCTTTACAGGCAATCCATCTTTAATTATATCAGATACATCATCACCTATAGCTTCAGGCGTATCATTTATATTTAAAGTAGAATCTATAAGATTTTTAATTTCTTCGTGTATATATTTAGAATATAATTTAATTCCTACTAATTCCTTTAAAAACGTGTTAGAAGTAACTGTCTCAGCGAACTGTCTTTCAAATGCTCCTGTGAGACCTCGCAATTCCTTTTTTTCTCCTCTTTTCTTAAAGAAACTGCCAATGCCACCAAAACCTTTTTTTATCGCCTCAAAGGGTTTACTGAGAGTATCCTTTAAAGAAACAAATGGTGCAGTTATAGCACCCTTTAAACCAGAAACGGCGCCCGTAATACTGTCTTTTAAATTAGTAAATGGAGCTTTAATTTTATCACCAAGCGCCTTTAAGTTTAAAGCATTGCCGGCCGCAGCCAACTTGCTATCTCCTTTAGTTGGTACATTGTTAATTTTATTTTCAATGTCTTGTAGTTTATTAACTACATCGCTTAATGTTTTATCTGCCATTTTACTTTAATTTAGAATTTTGTTTTTGTATTCTTTCGTTCTCTTGTTGAATGTGTTCCATTAATAATGAAACGTATATTTGCCTCTCCCACGGTATCATATTGTCAAGTTCTGTTAAACTATATTTATGGTGTTGAGCCATAGAAAAGTTAGTTTGATAGTGATTTGCTAAAGAATCATGCGACAGGCCTAGGTAAAAAAACTCTGTAATCCCTCCAATACTACTGTGTTAATGTGACCACACTCTACACACTTAAACTCAATAGTGTGTGAAAGCTTTGGTTGGTTAGTTAAATATTCTTGAATCATTTCAATCTGATGATGATTTAAAGACTCAATAAATTCGCGTAGATCTTTTTCAGGTGTGTCTTTTGCAAGATAAACATTATCTGCATCATAAATTGAATCAATGATAATACAAATGTTTTTAATAATGTCTTCACTAGCATCAACTGAGGCCATGGTATCTAATGACATTGGTTTAAGCACTACGCCTATATCATCAGTAAGAGCAATCCGATTGTTTATTTTCTTTTCAGGGTACTTTACTTCAACATCCATTAAGTTAATTTGAACGTCGTTTTCAACGCCATCTTTTTCGCACTTAAATTTAAGGTCAGCTGTTTCGCCTACGCTAACTGCTCGTAATCGCAGGAATAGAAATTCCACATCATAACTAGTTAATTCGCTAGTGTTGATTGTATCAAATGAACAAGCCGAAATAATTTCTTGCATTGTCCTTACGATTTGTTTAGCGTTCTTTGATTCTTGCGCCAATAATAGTAGTTTTTCTTCTTTCACCAAGAAAGGTCTAATTTGAACCTCGAGGCCAGTAGAAGGTACGACTACATCGTACTTTGCTGTTTCTAATTTTGGTAATATACTCATAATGTTTTAATAATTTATTCCTTTATCCTCATAATCCTATCGCGTCTTTAATACCACCGAATGTAGAGGATATACCATCCGCTGGTTCGAAATCTTCATAAGTAAAAGTAATAGATAACTTTTGCGTTTCTGAATTTCCGTTGTCTAATGCAACACCTCCCATTGTTATAGGGAAGGCGTTTTTAAGTTTTACGCCGTACACTGGCATGTTTTCAGCATTAAGTTGCTGAATTGTTATATCGCTAGTGTATACTTCGTCGTAATTCTTTAAAAATGTTTCTTGGTTAATAACCAAACCCATCCACTTATCAAACATCTTCCTCATATAATAATCATTAGTGAGGTGAAAAGTGAATTCAATGTCTTCGTTAAAATATTGTGTAGGGTGTTTAATTGTATTGCGGAATCCCAAGTGTGGGTTATCCATTGTCTGTATTTGACGACCAGGTAAAGAGGTAGAATCACACAATAACGCAATATCACGAGGATCGTTAATTAAAGATGATGCTTTAAAGTTACCAGAAAGGGCACTGATCGCAATGTTTGCTATATCAATATTAAGAATTGATTGCTCGGGTGGTCGCATGTAAATTAAAAATCTATTTCCACGAGCCAAACCTTGGTGTTTACCAATGGAAGCTTTAAAGTCATCGATTTTAGTTGGATTAACTGTTTGTCTTAATTTTTGTATAAAACTCATATCATTTTACGAGAGTCGGTCCATACAGTTCCTACACTCTTTTTCTTAAAGTTTTCAGTTGGCATAAACAAAACGGTTTCCCAATTATCAGCAGGGACTTCAATAATCTTTGATCGTACGTGATCAGTTAAATAATGTTTAAAGCAAGGCTTAAAGAACGCCAATTTAGACGCCTGTTTTAGCAGTTGATAGTTTAAACGTAGACGTGTAGTGATATCATACCTTTTATTTGATGTGTATTGCATCAGTTTATCAAATAAAATAGCCCTTTGTTTTGGCGGAAGGTAGTGTAGGTTTAAACCATAAAAGCCACCATTCGCCTTTTCTACCATAAAAATAAGAGGAAACCTATCGTAATAAGGTAAGGTTTTCTTATTCTTAGGATCATAAAGGTACATAAACATCCGGCCGGGAAGTGTTTTACTTCTTTCCTTAAAGGCATCATCCTTTAAAAGGGCGCGCCTGTTAATGTTTTTCATCCCCTTGAGTTGAGTCTTAAACCACTGCAATGATTTATCGCTATTCTTTTCAACTCCTGCTCTAAAGGCCTGTGCTTCTACTCTGTCTATGTATGATATCGCCATTAGTTCTATTTATAACTATTTCAACAGCTTTATGCCTAAACCTTTTATAGTATCTTCATCCCAAATTTGAAATGTCATACCATTTCTGTAAGCGTATTCAGTAGCCGCTTCCCACTTTGAAATGTTTTTTGCGTATGTCATGACTTCTCTTATGTACTTTTGAGTCTTGCGCGAACCTTGTTTAGGTGGCACTGTTTGATTTTTAGGCTTGATCTCGATTAGAAAACACTTACCGTCTTTCATTCGAATAAATAGATCTGTAAAGTACCTATGCATTTTGCCATCAGTTTTACACCTATACCGAACAACAACTTCTTCTGAATTCCATCCAATTACGTTAGGATTATTGTCAAGCCAACGCATGACTTGCCTCTCCCATAACGATCTATATTTGATCGATGAAACATTTCCTTCGTACTTTTTTAAATTCTTTGGTTTATATCGCCCTGAGTATGCCATCGTTTCCTTATAAATAACACTAAAGGTATTTATATATGATAGGACAATTCAAAAAACTTCTAGGAAATGAAATTTCTGGTGCAATTAATTCCATAACAGATCAATTTGGATCTATCACTGACAGTTTGGGCTTTGGGTTTAAAGAAGCAGGTTATGACTCAAACGCAGAAGGTCTTATGTATCCTCTTGAGCTAAGAAGCCAAGAGGATCGTCCTTGCATTGAATTCACTGCCTTTGACACATCGTCTGGTTCTGTTGTGCAAAAAACAATCTGGTTTCCATGTCCGGCCGGTATAGGAATTAGCGATTCAGCTACTTATAACACCATTGATCTCGGAGCTCTCGGTGGTGCAGCAGGTGATATAATTAATAGCGCAAAGCAAGGTGCAGCTGGAGGAGAAGGTGCATTAGGTACAATTGCCGGTGGTGCAGGTGGAGCGAAGGATGCAATAGTAAGACAATCGGGCGGCATTGCAGAAACTGCTAAGAATGTAGGTTCAATGGCGGCGGGTTCAGTAGGTCAGGGCGACAAATATAACTTTATACGGAAAAAGATTATGAATCCGAATACAAATACCTCATTTGATGGTAATCCTATTCGTACATTTAGCTTTGGTTTTAAAATGGTTGCACGATCTCAGCAAGAAGCAAAGGTAATGCAAAGGATCTGTTCACTCTTTCAGAGGTATGTGTACGCCGATTCAAATGGTAATACACAAAATCTTACACTGCGTTATCCTCCAGTGTGGCGTATACGCTTTTTAAATGGTCAAAAGAACGAAAATGAATACATTCCAAAGATCTATTCATGCTATTTGACTGGTGTGAATTCTACTTATAACTCAACATCAGCAACATTTCACGCCGATGGATCGCCTCTTGAGGTTGATGTGGCAATTACTTATCAAGAAACTCGTGCACTCACACGCCACGATATCGAAACACTTGGCGATGATGAAAACCGTGGCATTAGTGACGAAGGTTATGCTTCACAACAACTTTCATCCACTACAGAAGCAAGTCAAGGAGCAGTAGATGATTCAACTAATCAAGTAACACAATAATATGTCATTCTTTAAACAATTTCCAAAAGCAGACTACGATTTATTTAATCAAGGCAGCTTAAAGTCAATCACTGATATCTATCGACATGTCGATGTGGATGAGATTGCTATTGATCCATTTATTTCATACGCGTATTACGAAATTAGTGAAGGCGATAGGCCTGATAATGTTTCACAAAAGCTTTATGGCAGTACAGATTACTATTGGACGTTCTTTATAATCAACGATATGCTTAAAGGTGGGCTCTCTGAATGGCCAAATAGCAATCAAGAGACTGAAAAATACCTCACACAAGAGTATGATAAGTATAGTGTACTTACAATTGTTCCTGAATTATTATCATACACTGACTTCTTCAACCAGGGCCCAGCTGGGACTGTGATCACATACGATGTGTTCTCAAATAGTTTAAATGGTATCGACATAACACATCCACATTTGCGTATACGTAGAGAGAATACAAATGCTTACGCAAGAGTATCGCACTATGATT